TTAGTAGGAAGATAGAAGGTCATACCATACTTGCTGTTGAAGGAACCAATGAGACTACAGACTGGGTAACGAATCTTAAATTTTTAATCAAGAGAGATGATTGCCACAGAGGATTTAAAAACAATGCTAATAGAACACTAGCAGAACTAGTGGTAGCATACGAAGGTTTAGATCCAAAAAGAAAATTAGTGATAGCTGGACACTCCCTTGGTGGTGCTACTGCTACATTGATTGCAGATTTGCTATGGGAATCTGGCAACAAGAATGTTGCATTGGTTACTGCTGGTTCACCTAGACCAGGTGGACGTAAGTTGAGAAGAAGAATCAAAGACATGGAGCATTTACGTTTCGTACATGGTGATGATATAGTACCTGGCACACCACCTTGGCTTGCTGGATATGTACATACTCATCCAGTTATTAAACTGAAAGATGCTAAGGATACTAGATTCGATGGTGTAGCAGATCATATGATAGGTGATTATGTTACAGCAGCCGAGAAATACTACGCAGAAAAGAAAGTAACTCTATGAGAAAATTATCTTTACTATTACTCACACCATTATTAGTGGGATGCGATCCTTCAGGTGGTATGGGAGCAATAGATTGGTCTTGGCCAGGTGTCCCAGATGAATATGAATGTAATGAGGTAGCAGACCCTGCATCATGGTGTGCAACAGGTGAACATCCAAATTTATGTGACTGCTGAACCCATAATTCTTATAAATAATCGCAGGTAATCGAACAATTGTAGGAGTATAAACATGGCACTTTGGGGAGTCACAGATGCTAATGAAGCTAAGCCTAAGTGGGCTGTACAGGGTGGTGCTGTAGACCCCTCAAACATTTTTGCTACAGCAGAAGGTTGGGTTCTTAGACACTATAAGAAAGGAGATCAGACTAAGTACTGGGATGAAGTTCTAGTTGCAGTCGATGGTCTAGTCGGAGCTGGTGGTCGTGGAACTGACACTCTCGGTAATGCAGATATCTCTGCAGTATTCTTTGAGGGTACAACATATGAAGCTGCAGCAACTGGAACTGTTGTTGTTATCTACAACGAGAAGGTAGATGTTACTGCTGGAGCAACACTAGTTGTTACTAATACAACAGATAGTGCTTCTATTACTGCTACATATGCTAGAGGAACAGGAACAAACCGTGTTGAATTTGACTTTACATGTGCTGCAGCAAGTAAGGTACATACAATCGGTGCTCAAACAATCTCTGGAACAATCAAGGACGCTGGTACAAACACAGCATCTGACAAAGTGTTCGTTCTAGGTGATACAATTGGTGCAGGTGGTTCTGGTTCTACCAAGACAATTACTACAACATAATAAATGAAATTTGACGAACTGAATGATTCTACATTTATTCTGTTCGCCATCAAGCATTATGAAAATCCTCAGGCCGTAACCAAAGAGGATTTTGATGAAGATCTTAAGCGATTTAAATACCTTAAACGTTTACTTAAACGTTACGTTAGGGGTGGAGCATTAAGAACTCATTTGATCATTAATCATCTAATCATCTTATATAATGTTTTTGGTGAAGCAGCTACCCCTTTACTTTTCTTTAAATTGGAGAGAGAGTATTGGGGTATTTTAAAAACTGTACTTCTTTATCTTAATAAATATCCTGTAGGGATGCTTCCTGAATTAGAAGTTGACCCTGATGTCCAAGATTCTCTTGACTCTGTATGAACGAAGAAATGATGACAACTGGTACTGCTGGAGGGGCAGGGTTTAGTGGCAATGCAGCTGCGACTGGTCCTAATGCAGGAATAGATCCCATCATGAAATTTCGTAAGAAATTACAGAGAAGAAAGAAGAAGAAGATTAAAGAGGACAATGAAATTGATAGACCTATTACCGTGAACCGTGTTAATCCAGCACCTAAATCTAGGTTGCTACAATATAAATGTAATATTCCTGGTGTAGGAGAGACCGTTGTCTATGCCAATTCACCAGCAGAACTAAGTCAGAAACTTAGACTCCTTATTAATCCTCGTTACAGGGGTGACATAAAGATAGAAAGAATAATGCCAGCAGAGGCAGGTAAATTTTTCATGAACAAAAGGAATAGTCACATGCGTAACGTACAAGAGTCTGATGATAAGTCAGCACAACAAGCAATTGTTCAACAGAAGACTGCTCTCGAAAAGAAGAAAGTCTTAATGAAGAAACAAGCATTACAGAAGCAACTTCAATCTAAGGTTCAAGATCTTAAGAAGAAAGCAAGAGTTGGTGGTGCTAAGGGAGAAGCAGATAGCTAGTCATGTCCGAAACTATTAACACTGCTCTGTTGGAAAGGCTAGAGAAAGTAGTGACTAGCCTTCAAGAGAACTCAGTTAAGATGGGTCAACTTCTTGCTGTCCATAATGAAAAGTTAGATAGTAGTGAGAAGGTTGATGGTGTACTGTTTGAGAAGGTTGATAGTGTTCACCGTGAAGTCAACAGACAAGCATTGGAGATAAAGAAAGGTTGTGAAAGAGATATACGTAAAGTTGACGATAGACTCCGTATCATGGAGAAGAAGATGTGGACTATTTTTGGTGGTCTTACTATTGTATCTTTCTTGGTTAGTCCAATCGGACAAGCGACACTAAGAAACTTGACACCAAACAATAATGCTAGTATGATAGAGATTCCTATAGTCTCTGAAGTTGTCTGAGTTTGTAGACAATCATTATGTAAGTCTTTTATCTGGCAGACTGGATAAGTTTGTTAAGAAGAAAGCAGATCTATATAACTTCCGATGCCCTTACTGTGGAGATTCACAGAAGCATAAGAATAAGGCAAGGGGGTATTTTTTTCGTGTCAAAACAGACTTGGTATTCAAATGCCATAACTGTGGAGTAGGGAGAACCCTACCAAACTTCTTGAAAGACCAGGCACCAGACCTTCATGATGAGTACATCATGGAGAGATATAAGAAGGGTACAACTGGTAAAGGATCTTATGTTCCGAAACCAAAATTTGAGAAACCAGTGTTCAAGAAGCATGGAAATCTAGAAAAGATTACTAGTCTAAATATTGAACACGTTGCATACAAGTACATCACAAAGCGAGGGTTAGACCCCTCGTTATTTTATTATGCTGACCAGTTTTGTACTTGGGTAAACACTCAGAAGCCTACCTTCACACACATAACTAAGGATCATCCAAGAATCATTATCCCCTTCATTGATAAGGACGGTGAGTGGTTTGGATTCCAAGGTCGTGCATTAAATCCAAAGGACAAGTTACGTTATATAACTGTCATGTTGGATGAAAACAAACCCAAAATCTATGGACTCGACAGGATTAAAATCAACAAACCAATCTACGTTGTCGAAGGACCGTTCGACTCAACCCTCTTGGAAAACTCGGTTGCTATGGCTGGCTCCGATGTTGATAGTAGGACGTTTGGTTGGGGCAATTATATTTGGGTTTATGATAACGAACCTCGTAACAGAGAAATCGTCAACAGAATCACCAAGTCAATCGACAGAGGTGAGAAGGTAGTGATATGGCCAAATGATATACAGGAAAAAGACATAAATGACATGGTAATAGCTGGACATAATGTGCAGTCTTTGGTAGAATTAAATACGTACCAAGGAATAGAGGCACAAGTTAAATTAACCGAATGGAAAAAGGTATGACACCAACGGAAACACCAATTAAAGTTGTTAAGAGGGATGGTACAAGTGCTACCCTTGATTTAGAAAGGGTTCATCACATTGTTGAACATGCATGTAAGGGTCTTGCAGGTGTGTCTGAGTCAGCAGTTGAAATGAATTCTGGTCTTCAATTCTTTGATGGAATCGAGACTAAAGATATCCAAGAGATTCTTATTCGTTCTGCTAATGATTTGATTACGTTGGAGAATCCTAACTATCAATTCGTTGCTGCTAGACTTCTTCTATTTGGATTAAGGAAGGGAGTTTATCATGGACATCCTGACCATCCACCACACCTTTCAATACACATTGAGAATTGTATCAAGCAAGGTGTATATGATCCTACTATTGCAACTCAGTATAGTCCTGAGGAGTGGGATGATATTAATAATTACATAGACTATGACAGGGATTACTTATTTACCTATGCGGGTCTCCGTCAGGTGGTAGATAAATATCTTGTACAAGATAGAAGTAGTGGGGAGATCTATGAGACTCCACAGCAGATGTATATTATGATTGCTGCTACTCTATTCCAAAACTATTCCATCGAAACTAGGATTTCCTACGTTAAAAAGTATTATGACGCAATCAGCAGACACAAAATCAACATCCCAACACCAGTCATGGCAGGAGTCAGAACACCAATCAGGCAGTTTGCGTCTTGCGTTCTGGTTGATTGTGATGACACCTTGGATAGCATCTTCAGCAGCGATATGGCTATTGGGAAGTATGTTGCTCAAAGGGCAGGCATTGGCATCAACGCAGGCAGGATCCGTGGGATCAACAGTAAAATCAGGGGTGGAGAAGTTCAACACACAGGTGTTGTACCGTTCCTCAAAAAGTTTGAAGCAACTGTCAGATGTTGCACTCAAAATGGCATTAGAGGTGGATCAGCGACTGTCCACTTCCCCATCTGGCACCAAGAAATCAGAGACATAATCGTTTTAAAGAATAATAAAGGAACAGAAGATAATCGTGTAAGAAAACTTGACTACAGTATACAGATTAGTAAATTATTTTATGAAAGGTTTATCGAAAATAAAGAAATCTCGCTTTTTTCGCCTCATAATGTTCCTAACCTTTATGAGAGTTTTGGCACCGATTCTTTTGATAGTCTATACTGCCAGTATGAATCGGATCCATCGATCCCCAGAACAACAGTCCCAGCCCAAGAAATCTTCCTCGATTTACTTAAGGAACGTGCAGAGACAGGTAGAATTTACATAATGAATATCGATCATTGTAATGAACATTCATCATTCAAAGATCAAATTCACATGAGTAACCTCTGTCAAGAGATTACACTCCCAACGTATCCCATATCACATATCGATGATCACCTTGGAGAGATATCTCTCTGTATTTTGTCTGCAATTAACGTTGGTAGATTGAGTAAATTAGATGATCTAGAAGACCTATGTGACCTTGCCGTACGTGCATTGGAAGAGTTGATAGATTATCAACAGTATCCTGTGGTTGCAGCAGAAAGAGCTACTAAAGCACGTAGATCGTTAGGTATAGGATACATTGGACTCGCTCACTACCTAGCAAAGAACGGTGTCAAGTATGATGATCCAAAAGCATGGAAATTAGTACATGATTTAACAGAAGCATTCCAATATTATCTCATAAAGTCCACTGTGAACCTAGCCAAAGAGAAGGGTGCATGTCAATATTCTGATCGTACTAAATATTCTCACGGTGTACTTCCAATCGATACTTACAAAACAGATGTTGACGAATTAGTTCCAAACAAGTTAAACTTTGACTGGGAATCTCTTCGTCAGGATGTAAAGAAATATGGGGTCAGAAACAGCACATTATCCGCACAAATGCCTTCGGAATCATCTTCCGTTGTTAGCAACGCAACAAACGGTATAGAACCTCCAAGAGGATATCTCTCAATCAAGAAGTCAAAGAAAGGACCTCTCAAACAGATTGTTCCCTCCTACAGTACCTTAAAGAATAACTATACGTTGCTCTGGGATATGCCTGATAACACAGGGTATATTAATATTGTCGCTGTTATGCAAAAGTTCTTTGCCCAAGCTATTTCTGGAAACTGGTCGTACAATCCACAAAATTATGAAAACTCAGAAGTTCCTGTCAGTGTAATGGCACAAGACTTCCTATCTACTTACAAGTATGGTTGGAAGACATCTTACTATCAGAACACATATGACATCAAGACCGATGAGGTTGGTGATACTACAGAAAATGAAAAGAGTGATAATCTAGAATGTTTATTAAACGAATTAAGTTCAATTAAGGAGGGAGAGTGTGAATCCTGTTCAATTTAAAGTTTCACCTATCAATAGCAAAAAAATGAATAATCTTAATTTACTTGTTTTTATCTGATTTATTTTCCTTTTAGATTAATATCTATGAATAGACTATTCTTTATGCGAAACAGGAGCTTGTTTGAAAAGATTTTTCTTTTGTTCTTTTTAACATGCATGGTTCTAGTCAGTCCTTTCTCCACATATTTATCATCTGATAAATATATTCAAAT